TGTGGGAGATTTGTCAACCCCTGCATCAATATCTTTTTGAGCAACTATCTCATAAGCTTCAATCAACATTTGTTTTATATCTTCTTTACCTGCAAACTCTACGGCAGGTGCATTGATTACAAATGCTCCTTCAGGAACTGTCTTTGGTATGTCATCAGCTATGGTTTGTTGTTCGGTAAATTGATCAGGAGGACCTCCAACAAATCCCATTTCGCCAGTTGGTTTTTCAGCAACTTCTCCCATAGCCATTTTTTTTCTTTTGTTTATGCGGCCACCGTATGCGTCACCTCCACCATAGCCATCTCCTACACTCCCTTCTGCACCCCCTGCTCCTTCACTAGTGCCACCACCGTCATCATCATTGTTATTGTTATCACCATAATCAGTATAAGCAGAACCAAATACTCCTGTTTTACTTACTTGTGAACCTTTAGGAGCAGCACCAGTTGGTTGACCTGTTGTAGGATCGTAAGATGAGTAGCCTATTTTATCTTGAGCTGCCTTACTTGGACTATCATAAGAATAAACACCTATACCACCCTTTTCCATTGCAGCCAAAGGACTTGTAAATTGATCAGTTATGCCAAGTCCTTTAGACGTATCCACACCCATTTCTTCTAATTCTAATGAACGTTTTTCTGCTTCATCCATTAGATCTGAAAATTGACCTGCAGTTAAACCGGGGGGAATATTACCTGTAAGAACTTGTCCACCAAAAAACCCCGGACTCAAACTTATAACTTGTCCATTTATAACACCTTGATTGTATCCTGCTATGCCTGCGTTCATCTTGGCTGCAACATCATAGTGCATCCCCATAACTTTATCAGATACCTTTCCAAAAGCACCACTACCCATAGCTACAGGAACATCACCATACATTTCTGTAGGCCCTATAACATTAAGAGCCATACCTGCAGGTCCTGCTAACATCTGCGTTGCACCATACAAACCTTTTGCTAACCCCATTTTACCTGCTTGCAATGCTCCATAAGTTGCTAACCCTGCCTTTGCTGCTATCCCCTCTCTACCACCGAGAGATGTAACTGCTTCAGCAAACGGATCGGCAAATTCTCTGCCCTGTTTTCCTATATCTCTAGCAACTTCTCCTACTGTTTGACCTGTGCCAACACCTGCTACATCCATCATTTCTTCTGCATCCACAATACTTTGAGATATGTTACTGACTTGAACATCTTCTATTCCTAAACCTGAAGCTTGTTTTTCAACATCTGAACTTTCTTTTTCCTCTGTTGTTTCAACATTAATATTATTTTCAGCTAAAGCATCTTGCAAACGCCTTTTGTTGCGTATTCTTTTTATAGTGTTATTTAATTGTGGGTTACTTCTAAAAAGATTCATTTTTGTGTCATTACCTTTTCAACATCATTCTTCAGGTTGAGGAGCGTTGCCAGTAAAGCCGCTCTCCCCTGCAGTTGGCGTAGTTCCGACTCCAATAGTGCCGTTGCCAATCCCTTGTTCGTTAGGTCGAGTAGTTCCTTGAGGTACTCCTCCAGACCCACCCATATCTGGTGATTGTTGGTTAGGGGGGCCACCTTCGCTGCCAGTTCCTTGTTGAGCATTTTGAAGTCCTTTTAATATTTCAGCGTATATCTGTGCTTCGTTTAAATCATTAACCAAGCTATCAGGATCTATGTCTTGAGATATTGCAAGCTCTCTCATCAAGTTTGGTATCTTCACAAATGGTGCTAATGTTGGATTCATAACAGTTTGCAACAAGGCAGTTAGTCTCTGACTTCGTACCTCTTTTTGCATTACTGCTGCAACGCCACGAGGTTTGATCTCAAGATCTCCCTCTACATCTTCAGCATCATCGTTGAACTGCATATTCCATTGAAAATATGCTTCCCCCATTGGTTTTAATAAATAATCGTCTATGTTTTTTATAACAGTTTTCATGGATAGTCCTGCTGATCCCATGAGCATTGATAACCCTGCAGCAGTTCTACCAGTTCCTGTCACACCTGTCTGTCCGTGCATGATCGATGGTATGCCTGTTTCTTCATCTGCAAGTTGTCTAGACACTTGATACATTTGTAGATTCTCTGGTGCAGTATTAGGAAACTTTAATCCGTTGATTGCTGTACCAGTTACACCAGACTGTCGTCTAAATATCTTACCGGGGAATATATCCATGTTTTGACCGGGTACTAAACTAGCTTCATCTACATCGAATATAAGATTACCTGCAAGTGCTAGGTTATCTATTGCCATACGAACGTGTCCGTTCATTAGCATCTGTGCGTCTTCCATGTTTTCTGCTACACCTACTCCCCATATCTGATATGGATTGATTTCGTATGGAAATACGTGAAAGGGTAATCGTGCAGGAGTAAATGGATTAAGAACGCATCTAAGTATTATGCTACCACACATCCAAGCGTTTACTTGCACTTGATCTGTTTCTGACACTGAGTCAGGTAATTTTAAACCTACCTCGTCAGCAAACTTAGTATCAATAACACCCCAGTATTCAAGAACTTCAAATCTGTTTTCTTGATAGTATGGTTCTGTTTCATCATCTCTTATTGTATCTTCGTAATATTTATCTTCGTAGTTAGGACCTTTTGCAAGACACTCTTCGATAGCTTGCTTATTAAAATATGGTCTATTTGTTAATGCTTTTAATTGTTGTCTATTCATACGATGTCGCTGTATGATGTATTCACAATCTTCAACACTTGTTCCTGCAGGATCAGGATGAAAATCCCACAATGATACTGGTTCTATCTTTGGACATTCTTTTATGTATGGGTCGTATACTCTGCCCATTTCAGTTCTTGTCCACTTGTGTACTTGTTTATTATAATTTAGTGGACCTTTTACAATACCTGTACCTAACATACACGCTTCAAATATGGCGTGTCTAAATACATTTACTGCATTTGTATCTAAAAGTTGATCGTGTATTAACTCTTCCATCTTTCGTGCGGCTTCGGCTGCAGGGGATATTTGTGGTTCACCTGCGAGAGCAGGGCCTTCACGCAATGGTGCGTTTGGAAACTTATTAGCCATACCACCTAAAAAATCTAAATTAGGTGTAGCTTCAGTTGCACCCGGAGGAAGTTCTCTACCGTCTCCCTTGTATCCATATCTATCTACTACCTCATCTAAAGGTGTTTCAAGATGAGCAAACTCAGCTATACCTTCTGGTATAGGTGTAGATTGAACAACAAGAGGGAATTTTTTGTTTGCAAAAAGTATATCAACAATCTGTCCGTATGCAGCAAGAACTTTAGTTTTTGTTATTTTTACAAATACTCTAGATCTTTCTGAATCACGATACTGTGTTGTTGAATCATAAGTACCTCTGAAGTTCTTGTATGCCTGCAACCATCGTTGTTCGTGGCTACGTCTGCCATTTTCAGAATCTTCAAACTTACTTTTTATGTACCCTGCAAGTCCGGGCATCAACTCCTCAGAGTTTTGAATGTTTATCGGTTCTTCATCTTCAGAATTGATAAACCCTGAACCATATTCAGCCATAATTTACCTCACTTAGAAGTAGTTTCTGTCATCAGCCATAGCGAATAAAGAAGCTTCAACAGTAGGTTTTGTTTGCTTCTTTGGCATGTCAACTTGCAACGCATCCTGATTTACTTCAGTTGTAAATTCAAGACCCTCTCTATATAAATTAGTAGATCCTTGAGCATCATCAACTGATACTTTATCTGATCCCATTATATAGGCTGCACCTTGATTGAGATTTTCTGCCATCATTAACTCCCTTGATTTAACATTTGCATTTGTTCATCCAACGATAGTTGGCTCTTTCTTTCAGCTTCTCGTCTGAAACTTGCTCCCATCTCTTTGATGTTCATTTGTTTTTGTACATCGAGTTCATCATCGAGTTGAGGTGAAATACTTTCTCTAAAGTATGATTCATCAGCTTTTGCCTGCATCTCTTCTTGTTCTGATATAATTTGATCATCTGATTTAAAAACTTCAAATGGGTCAAGTTCTGCAGCACCTGCAGTTTTTGGTAAAAATGCTTCGTATGCAAACTTAGCTTCTGCGATTCCGGGTGTTACATCTGAAGCTGTAAGAAGTAACGCTCGTGTTGTTGCTTCCTCATCATCGTAACCTTCATTTTTAGCATCACTAAAATAAGCATCAAAAAACAATTTTGCAAAAGGTGCATTAATAAGAGCAAAGCTTTTTAGTTTAGTACCACTTACATTTGGTTGAGTCTTTTTAAAATTTTTATTTCTTATCTTTGGTTTACGTGCAGGTCTTTGTATACTTTGATATGCTTCTGGATTTTTTTCTATCCAAGTGTCTAATTCAGATTTCACTGGTTTCTTTGATTTTAAATCATCAAGTTCATTTATTTCAGCTAATTCTGCTTCACCTTTTGCTACTTTAATTTGTAATTCTTTTATTCTATTCCTTTTTTCCAAATTAGACATTTGTAGGTCTAAGGTTCTACCTGTTCTTATTTCTGTTTCTTCTATTATTCCAGCTTGTGTTTGTTCTGTTCTTAATTTTTTAGTTTTTTTGTCAGCTTCTATATCTTCAGGCTCACGCTCAAAAGTTTCTATAGTTCCAGTTTTTCCTGTGTCATCTATAATTATTTGAGTTGTGGGATATTTAGCATCAAATGTTTCAGGAACGTCTACACCCAACGCATTAGCTAAATCTCCTGCAGTAGCGTTTTTACCTACTAACTGTCTAGCTATTTCTCTTTCAAAAAGAGCAAGTCCTTCAGATACTTTAATTAAATTTTTTGGATCTTTAATATTAACATAAAACTTTTTAAATACTTGTGATATTCTACCATCTAAACTTAAATCATCTACTGTAGGACTATGACTTATAATCATATCAGCACCTTTTACATCTCCTAAAGATTTTGCAACAAACGCTGCAGTTATTCTTCTTAGATCAGTATATGTTCCGTTTTTCGATAAGTCTCTTTTAAGTTGCACCTGTATAGATTCAGGTATCTCACTAAAAATCTTTTTCAGTGCAGCGTTTATTTGTGTGCGTGTTACACCTTTAAATAACTCACCTGTAGGGCCTGCTGTCGCATATCTATTTCTGTATATTTGATTTGTTACAGGTGGTAATTGTTTGGAAGGACCTAATTGTTTTCTTATTGTTCTGTCTGGATTTTCTTGTACCCCAGTTTCTATATTGTAAAATGGTCTTTCGATTTCTGTTTCAAGTGCTTGTTTTAAAGTAGATCTCATACCCTCAACATCTACAAATCTATTACCCATCATACCTGCTACTATAGCGTCTTTAACAGGTCCATTTGGCATTTTGGCTAAACCTTCAGCCATAGCTTTTAGTATCTCTTTATCGTTATCTAAAAGTGCATTTCCTAATAACCTTGTTCCTTGAGCTACTGGTTTTTTGCCTTCTTTTACTTTTTGTATAGATGTTTTTAACGTAGATACTTTTTGAAGATTATCTGATCTGTCATCAAAAAGATCGTCTAAACTTATTTTATTTTTTACAGTTACATTTATCTCGTCTGCAAGACCTTTTATACTTTGCCCTGCACCTTGTGTTGCAGGAAATGCCTTTTTTAATTTTTTAGCTATCGCACTTGTATCAGGATTATCTTCCATGATCGGTGATATCTTCAGACCATATCGATATGCTTTAGCCAAATAAGCATCTCTCACAGTTAGATTACCTGCTTGCAATCTTTTTTGGAAGTCTTTATAGGATTCTATTTTACCATCTGAAAATAGTAAACGCTCAACTTCTTTTAAGCCATCTACATCTTGTTGAGCAAATTTTGCTAATTCTGCCATTTATTAATATCCAAATGTTTGATCATGTACTTTGTAGACCTGATTCTTGATACCACCAAGCATTTTATGAATCGACACATATCCTGTCATCCTTGTCATTAACATATATCGCAGTGCATCATATGCGTGATCTTCTGCCTTTGTATCCACATCTTCTGCATTTGTTTTGCTAAGAGGTATGCCTGATAGCTGTTTGATAAGATTGACACAGTTCGGAAATATTCGTAATCTAGGTTCGTCTGTTCTTGGATCATCAGCAAGCCTACGATGTATTTCCATTTTACCTTGCAGTCTGTTTCTGTCTGATGGTGTCCATCGTACACCACATCTCATCATTGTCTCTGCTATTGATGGGCCGAACCCTGTCTTGTTCCAACATGATGAGTCAAGTACAGTATAGTGTGGTGTCGGATCTTCTTGTTCTACTTGTAGTATTCTATCGGCTAGTTGCTCTGCTGTCAACTGTTTTACGTACAGTTCACGATAAACCCATATATTGTTATCCCAGTCAACAGCACCCCACAGGACACAAGAAGGACTCGCATACCCATAGTCAGCGGCACGTATTCTGGGGAAATTCGGTGGAAGCTCGAAACTCGGTGTAACATGTTTACTCCTACTAAATTCAGGGAAGGCTGCACCTTCCGTTACTTCCCAGTCACCCTCGAGAAGTCGCTTACGCTCAACTTCAGGTAGTGATCTTAACATCGCTTCGTATTGTCCATCAGCCAACAAGTATGGATTGTCGGTCAAGCGTGCAGGGATGAACCTACGATAAAAGAGCGGCTCACCTTCTTTTTCGTGACCTTTGGGCCACAAGAAAGGTTTGCCTGTTTCAATATCTACTGCAGGAAAAGTCGAGTTGTGTTCTGATGGATCGATGTACATCTTCTTGACCCACCAACCACCGACTCCTCCGGGGTTTGCTGTACAACGCATGTACAGATTTTGTTGCAGTTCAGGATCAGTTGCTCTTAGTCGTGAACGGAGATAATCCCAAACGTAAGGCGAGGGATATTGGGTTATCTCATCAATGCCTATCCAATTAAACGACTGACCCTGAAATCGTGTTACGTCTTTAGCTTTGTCAAGATACGTAAACCAAATTGTTGCACCTGACGGAAAGTGCCACGTTGACTTTGACTCCCTGAACTTTGCACCGGGGAAAGCTTTG